AATATCAGCCGTCACGCCCCGCAGCATGTCATATTACCTGGTTTGTTGAAGGGCAATATGGTATAATAAATTCTGCTGTGGGGGCGTGGCTCAGCTGGGAGAGCACCTCGTTCGCAACGAGGGGGTCAGGGGTTCGAGTCCCCTCGTCTCCACCAGGTTTTTAAGCTCTTGGGGTACTGTTTGTACTGCATAAGTACTGCATAAGTGCAGTAAAACTACTGCAAAAGTACCTGTAAAACCGTTGTTTTCACTGTTGCTTAACTGTTGCAACAAAGTTTGTAATGAACGCAGAAAAAAATTATCCAGGGCTGTACCCTGGATAAAAATTATATGGGATTCTATATTATTTTTATTATCCTTCTGTTCCAGAAGGATTCTTTTTTCTTTCTAAGATATAATCGTTCAATCTGTCTGCTGCCAGGACCATCATGTCCCACAGAACATGATTGTAACCTTCCGTAGTCCTGACATCCGTGTGGCCAAGTAGCTCCTGCAGGATTTTTGAATTGATACCCATTTCAGATAATCTGGTAGTATATGTGTGCCTGAGCCCGTGGAGATTGAAGTTCTCTATGCCGGCGTTCTTGCATATCTGGTAGAAATCCCGGTTGAAATTCCTTGGCTCTATTGGTGTTCCCAGCGTGGTACAGAATACCAGATCATTTTTCTGATACATGGGTCCAGCTCGCAGTATTTCTGCAGCCTGTCTGGCTTTGTGTTCTTTTAAGCGGGCAATTACTATGTCCGGTACCGGCACTATGCGCCGGCTCTTCTTGGTTTTAACATCTTCAATCCGGAGTTCAGATTTTCCAGTGAACTTGTCTTTGACCCTTAATACGGCCCTTTGGACTCTAATGGTCTTTTTCTCGAAATCAATGTCGGACCATTTCAGCCCCAACACTTCGCCACGGCGCAGTCCTCCATATAAGCAAACGAAGAAGGCGGTTCCCAATCGAAAGTTGTCCAGCTCTCTTTCAAAGCGGTCCTGTTCTTCTCTGGTTAAAGGCCTGATATCCTTTTGTTCTCTGACAGGTAAGACTGCTGCACCGGCTGGATTGTGAGGAATCTTGCGCAAGGCTACTGCCTGCTCCAGCGATGAATGTAGAATGGTATGTATGCGTTCCACACTCCTCGGTGCCAGGCCGCCTTTGCCATCGCACCGGCCCTCCCTGCTGGCGTGATTGTATAATTTCTGGATGTGATGGGTGGTCAAGTTTTTCAATTTCATCTTGCCGATGTAGGGATTGATATGAAGCCTAATAAAAGAATTATAGCTTTCATATGTGGTTGGCCGGAGCTTGTTAATCATGAAGTCATTCATCCAGATATCCAGCCACTGCTCAACGGTTTCGCTTGTGTCTGTCAGATTCCCTTCTGCGGCCAGAACCGATATCTTCCTTAGCTTTTGAACAACTTCCGATTTTGTCTTGCCATAAACTGTTTTTCTTTTAGGTTTGCCGGTAACAGGATCGTAACCAATCAGAGCTTGTCCTGCATAAAGACCGTTCTTTCTTTTATAAACTGTCCCTTCGCCCTTGGCCCTTCTTTTTTTCTTTTTCTCCTCCTTTTCCTCAGATTTGGGCACTCATGATTTCCCCCTTTCTTAAACAGGCTCAACTATAATTTTGGCATATCGGCAGCTTTAGTCAATAAAATTCCATTCGGTCCCCAGCTTCGCCTGCTTCTGGTACCACTCAAGAAGTAAAGTTTTGGAAATTCTGTAGCTTCTCCCGAATCTTACAACCGGGAACCCTTGGCTTTTGCAAAGCTCATATGCCCTGTTTTTCCCTATGCGTAGCAGGTCCGCTACGTCTTTCGCAGTTAGAACTTCTGGATAATCGTCCCACATAGCAGTACTATTTTGTGACACTTTGAAAACCTCCTTTGCAAAACTACCAAGCGTTTTGTAAGTGATCCAGGGATTTATCCTTTTAAGAAAGCCGCACTCCCGGTGAATTTATTCCCTAATAAAAAGCCGGGCAAATCACCCGGCACAAACTACTTATATGAATCTAACTTGCACGCACAGTATTTCTCGGCAAATTCATTAAAGCTGGTTAGGTTTTGAAAGGTTAGCTGAAGATAGCAATACCATCCAGATATCAGGTAGTTCCAGAAAAACTTGAACTACTCCCACAAGGCTTCGGCGCAGGGTGCCTCCCAATTCATTGGGAGGGGGAATGCGCCGCCATGTATTCGTATTCGTACCCATCGCCTCTCTGAAGAATCGTCAAATACTTCGGGTGAACATCGACGCCGTTCAGCCGGAACGACGGTCTCTGCCTTATCGCTATCCTGCCGATATGAATTCCGGCGTACTTCCCTCTCGGCACAACAGCTTTTACAATGTCGCCAGTAGCAAACCCCATGTAGGTTTTCTTCTTGGTCAAGTATGCCTTAGGGAACCCGTACCTATCAGTAATACATCTCTGCCTGCTTCCGTGTCCGACCGCTTTGATTTTCAGTACGGACTTAGCGCATATCGTCAGGTCATCAGGCGTGCTTTCCCCGACACAGGCTGCATCCAGCCAGTGTTCTTTCTTTAAACCGAGCTTTGTTCGGTTGTACTTCGTCATTCCACCAGTGCCGGACTCTACCGGAACCACTGTCTCGCTCAGCTTCCTGTATACCGCCCACCGTGTCGTGTTGACTGCAGCAGCATCTTTCAGCGGTCTCCTGGCCCGCTTTTGAATCTCAGAAAATCCGAACTCCTCTGCTGTTAGGTTCCCTTTCTTTTGGTTGCACTTCCGACAAGCTAGAGTCAAATTCGATATCCTATCCGTCCCACCTCTAGACCTGGGGACGATGTGTTCAATTTCCAGTGGTACATTTTCCCTCCCACAGTAGGCACACTTCCGCCCCCACTTCTCCAGCAGGTACTCCCGCACTTCGTAACCGAAAAGCTCGCCTTGCTGGTATTCAACCCCGCTTATCTCCGGATTCTGCAGTTTCTGAGTGTCGAACTTGACAAGTTCAATAGATATCGCCGAAATGGGGCACAGCTTTATCAGCCGGTTTACCCAGGTGACAATATTGGCAATTCTGCTTTCAAGGCTTGGAGGGAGCCACCCTTCCGGTTTTCTGCGGTTCAAGAATCTCGGTTTGCGGTAGCGGGTCTTGCGGTATCTCCTACCCCTGCGGAGTTGCCTGCGCTGTAGCATTTTTGCTCTGACTTGCTTTCCTTTGTGCTCAATCTCTGCAGCCCAGATGACCTTGTTCTTATGTAGTATCGCCATTCCAGTTACCCTGGAACCCGGGTCGATTTTAAGCCTGATGTCCTGAGGAGTAGCTTCTTTTGCTTCTTTAAGTATTATCGTGAATGGGTATCTTCTCAGTACTGCTGCGCGCCCTTGTTTGAGTAGTTTCCTCGCAACTGCCGGATGGCACGGTGCAAGCGGTTTTTTCTCGGTGTCAAGCACAAAAACATGCACTTCTGCAGTCTCTCCTTTCGGAGGTAATGTTGGCCTCGCCAATGTCATCCCGGCTTACCATGCCCGCCGCCTTCGGGCCTAACCCCGTCAGCCCAGCATAACGACAAGCGACAGAGCCTAGGGCTGGCCTCGCACCCCAGGGTGTCGTGACCGGGACAACGTAGCCCCATCGGGCTTGCGCCCGGTGGCTGAGGCTGGTCAACTCCGAGGCTTACATGCCTCCGACTTCAGTCGGGGGTAGTTGACTTCGCCCTTGTTCAAAAGGGTTTTTGCTGGCAGCACTTCGCCTACCCATCAGCGATGTTTAACCACCGGCCGCAGTGTCCGGAACGTGTGGAGTATCCCGGAGTGCCTATGTCATTCCCTTTGAACGGCTCCTTGCTTTGCAAGGGGGCTAATCAACCGGGCTTGCCGGATTTCTCCCACAAGCCCCCGCCTCTATAGGCGGTGGGTAGTTGACTGAGCCTTTCGACAGTTTCAAAGAAACCGTCGATTATATGCATATAGACTACAGCTTCTTCAGCAAGGATTTTCTTTGCTAGTTCTTCAATCCTGTTTTGATACAACATTTTACCCCCGCTCTGCGCTAGCGGGTTTCACCTCCTTTTAAAATTATTTTTAAAAGAAAGCTAATTCCCGCTGGCGCAGTCCCTCTTCTGAAAGAGGCAGGGGAACTATTCGGTTTTAGAACAGTTTAAAAAACTTTAATTATTTCTTCCTGCTGATTCTGGTTATTACGGATAATTACATATAAAAATTTTTAATTTTTAAGTTGAGCGTTAGGCTGCTGTTATGCAGCCTGCTGGAACTCCCCAGCCTTTGAACCTATCCCTGCACTTGCAGCTTAATAAAAACCTCCTTTTTGAAAATGTTTTTAAAATCGCCTGCCCTACACTAGCAGGCGGATTTTGTTTTTCTTCTCCAGGTGCAGACCCTTTCGGCTGGAGAGTCCTGCTTTATGCAGGCGAAAGTTTTTCCTGCTCAGGAACAGGTTTTTGTTGGCTCTGCATGGGTGCAGAGGGGGAACGGTTTAAGCCTCAAAAGAGGCTCTTAATAT